CCAAGCGACGAAACCTTGATTGCGTCGATGATCGTGATCATGGAGTCTTTGACTGAGGCGCAAAGCCACATCAACGAAGAGGGCTACATCACGCAGTACGCGGCGGGTGTTGGTACTACCGGATGGGTCAAGCTCAGGAACGAGTGTATCGACAAGCTGATCAAGATTCTTGGTGAACTTGGTTTGGTGGCGCGTGGCCGTCCAAAGAAAGTAAACAAAGCAACTGCCGTCGATGAATTGTTCGCCACTGCTTGAGCCTGCGTTTCAGTACGCGGCTTCGGTTACTCGGGGAGACATCTCTGCTTGTGAGGATGTCCGACTAGCCTCTCAGCGGTTCTTGGACATGGCAGAGCGCAAGGATGCGCCTTACGAGTTTGTCCCCGTCAAAGCTGAACACATCCTCAAGTTCGTCGGATTCTGCCGCCATGTGAAGGGACCGGACGCAGGCAAGCCCATCGTCTTGCAGCCTTTCCAAGTCCTGTTTCTCGCAGGCGTTTACGGATTTCGGGATAAGGCCGACCACTCTAAGCGATGGGTCACCGATGTCATCCTGTTCGTGCCTCGCAAGTCAGGCAAGACGACCTTGGCGTCTATCGTGGCTCTGTACGAACTGATGTTTGGGGACGCCGGTGCGGAAGTCTTTACCCTTGCCACCAACCGAGAACAAGCATCCATTTGCTTTGATTCCTCCAAGGCAATCGTGGAGTCAATGGACGAAAGGCTTGCTGCCAAGTTCTTGACCTACCGATCAGAGATCAAAAAGCAGGGCGATACGACCTCGACCTACCGGGCACTGAGCCGGGAGAACCGAAAGACAGGCGACGGCAAGAACCCCTCATGCGCCCTTATAGACGAGGCTGCACAGATCACAGAACGATCCTCTATCGAAGTCCTGCACTCAGGCATGGGGGCGCGTAAGAACCCGCTGCGGCTCTACATGACCACAGCTTCGTTCACCCGCGAGACTAAGTTCTTTGAAGACCTGACCTACTTCCGCAGCCTGCTTCGGGGCGACGCCGCCGACTCGGGCAAGTGGTTTGGGCTTTGTTACTCCATTGATCAGGGCGACAACTGGCGCGATCAGGCAACATGGGGCAAGGCCAATCCTATGCTCGGTATCTCGGTCACGACTGAGCATATTCAGCACATGGCAGACGAAGCATCTGCTAAACCGGCAAGCCTCAACGAATTCCTTTGCAAGCAACTCAACGTCTATGTCTCGGCTAACGCCGCATGGGTGGATCGTAAGCATTGGGATGATTCTGTTGCGCCGATGCCCGATGGCAAGCCTGAATCCACCTTTATTGCCTTTGACTTGGCGCACTCCCGCGACCTGAATGCGGTCTGCACGCTCCACAGGTACGGCGAGGAAGACTTCTACGCAGAGTTTCAGTTCTTCCTGCCTGAAGACTCGCTCGACTTTGTGCCAAACCACTACCTGAGCATCTTTGAGCAGGCGCGGCAGTCAGGCATTCTCAGGTTGACCCAAGGCAACGTGACCGACCTGAACGAAGTCGAGGCTTACATTACCTCCCAAGCTCAGAAGTACGACGTTAAGGAAATCGCCTTTGACCCGTACAACGCTGCTGCACTGGTCGCCAACCTCTACGGCAACGGCTTGCCGGTCAAGAAAGTGGGACAAGGTATGGCCGTCCTGTCCAACCCGTCAAAGACCACTGAGCAACTGATTCTGAAAAAGGCAATCAAGCATTCGGGTAATCCCTTTGTCGGTTGGCAGCTAGGGAACTGCGAATGCTTCGTAGACATAAACGCCAACGTCAAGGTTAGGAAGAACGCCGCCGATCCTTCGGCAAAGATTGACGGCATCATTGCCATGATCATGGCCGTGCATTGCCACTTGGACAATGTTTACACCTCGGAATCGTTTGGTTTCCGCACGCTTGAGTGGTAAAGTAAGCGGGAAACGGGGGCCAAACATGGGAATTTCATACCTTTACAAGTGGGTTCATAAGCCCAGTTTGTCTTGGTATGTGGGTTCGCGCACGGCCAAGAACTGCCATCCTGATGATGGTTACATTTGCTCAAGCAAAACGGTAAAGCCCTTGATTGAGGCCAACCGACAAGATTGGCAGCGAACGATCATTGCTACGGGCGATGTTGACTACATTCGGTTGCTTGAAACAGAGACTTTGACTGTTCTTGACGCGAAAAGCGACCCGCGATCATTTAACAAGCACAATCAAAACGGCAAGTTTGTGTGCGAAGGTCATAGCCTCGAAACAAGGCAAAAGATCAAGAAATCACACGCTTTTGCAGGCAAGACGCGCCCCGATCATTCGCTTATGATGACTGGGCGCAAGCGTAAGCCTGAAGATGTGCAAAAGTGGGCGACCAAGTTGCGCGGCGTTAAGAAGAAGCCTGAGCACATAGAAAATTTGAAATTGGCAAAGTCACAAGGAATGTATGTGACCCCTGCGGGCACCTTCTTTTCTAGCCGTGATGCCGCAGCAGCAAATGGCTGCACCAAGGGTTCGGTGCTGAACAAATGTTTTGGCTACTTCTCAAAGACAAGACAAAAGTTCTATCCACAGGTTGATGGTTGGGCGTTTGTTGCGGGGAAGACCAAATGAAAATTTTTGACATCTTCAAAAAGAAGGTGGCCGATAACTCGGCAAACACGTTGTTTGGGCAGACCGCGCTAGGTAACAACGTCGTCTATCAGGGCGACAACCGCAGGCCAACGGTCAATACGCAGATTCTGTACGTCACCACGAGTGCCGTTACAGACGCAGGGCGGGTGGTGGATGTATCCACCTTGTCCCGAAATAGCACGGTGATGGCAGCACTTGGCGCAAAAGCCCGCGCTTTGAGTCAGTTGCCCATCAAGATCATGTGCGAGTTGGACGACGGCACAGTGGTCGATGCGGTCAAGGATTCCCGCGTTTCTACCCGGAACAAGACCAAAGCCCAACAAGTTCTGACCCTGCTACAGAACCCCAACCAATTCCAAAGCCAATACGAGTTTTGGTATCAGTGGTTGATGTGGCACGACCTCTTGGGCGAAGCCTTTACGCTTTGGTGGCGCAAGGATCAAAAGAATCCTACGCAGACGCCTACCGAGATGTTCATTCTCGATTCGACGCTGATTGCGGTCACGCTCACCCCGACCCGCTACCCGTCGTATCGCCTGTCCACGCCTTCCTACGGGTTTTCCAAAGACGAGCCACTTGAGTATTACCAAGTCATGCACGTCAAAGAAATGCCGTGGCAGGGTTCGGCGGGCTTCAACAAGGGCATCCTTGCGGTGGAGTTGGTCGGTCTAGATCAGGACATCGACCTGTACGCCAACTATGTGATGCAGAACGGCGCAAAGCCCTCGGGTATGTTTGTCACCGAGTCGGTCATTCCTGACGCCAAGTACAAAGAGATTGCGGCGCGGCTCAAGGAAGCATGGTCGAGCATGACGGGAAGCCGGACAACCGACCCGTCCAAGCCCGGTCAGGGGATGCTGCTTGATCAGGGGATGAAGTACGAACCCCTGAAAATGCTTTCCCTGCAAGACGCCGACGCTGCGGCGTTAAAGCTGCAAACCATGAAGCGCATCTGCGGATTGTTTGGCGTGCCCCCGGCGATGATCGGAATCGCGGACGGGAAGTACAACAACACGCAAACGATGTTGGACGAATTCTACAAATCCACGAGGTACCCGATCATCGTGAACGTCCGTCAGAAGCTCAAGCAACATTTACTAGCGGGCTACCCCTCACTGTGCGTAGAATTTGACACGCGGCACTTGCAAACCAAGTGCGTCGGCCTGCGGAATTGCCAATTCAGGTTCCGCGCCTGATGTCCCCGAAAATACAAGACATAAACACGACGGTCTTTGAAGGGGTCATCAATGAAACAAATCCAACTGATCTGCGAAGCAAAACTGGTTCTACCCGAGGCGGCAGGAAACCAAGAGCCAAGCGGAAAGATTGAAGCCACCGTCACCACTTGGGGGCCGCGTGAGGGCGCTGATGGTCGGCGCTTCTTTTACAAGCCGGAAGGCTTTATGCAGTGGGCAAAGGAATTCGCTGACACCAAGCGACCGCTGCCCATGTTTGTCAATCACAACGCCGATGCAATGCCGGTGGGTGAGTGGACTGCATTCGAATTCACTGACAAGGGCATGATGGCCGAGGGCCGTCTGTACCTGAACACCACTCAAGGGTCTGATCTGTATCAAGTGATGACCGAATCCCCGGCTATGTTCGGCGGTGTCTCTGTAGGAGCATACGCAGATGAATACTGTATGGTCGATGCTGAAGGCAATCCCCTCCAAAGCGGTAGCGACATGGAGGAAGGTTATTTCCAAATTTCGCAAGGCGGACTCCGAGAAGTCTCCGTCGTAATGCATCCCAACAACCCGATGGCAGAAGTTCACAAGTTGGAATTCTTCCGACCTGATGGCACTGCTGATCTCAAGATTTTGGAGAAAGCTCTGCGTGAAGCAGGGCTGTCCAAGAAAGATGCGGTCGCTGCCGCATCTACCTTCAAGAAAGTGTTGGAGCAGCGTGAGGTTGTGACGACCGTTCTTGAAACTGCGCCGACTCAGGGTGAGCCTGATGCGGAAGCGACCGAAGCCGAATTGCTTGCTGCCCTAGAGCAGCGGGAAATTCTCAAGCATCTTTCCAATCGTCTGAAAGGCTAATCATGTCTAAGGAAATCATCGAAAAACTGGACGCAATCGAAGCGTCTACCCTTGCCAAAGCTGAAGAAATCGCAGCCAAGGCTAACGAGTCGGTCGAAGCTGCCAAGGCTGAACTGACCGAGAAGGTCGCCACCTTGGAAGCCAAGGTCGCAAGCCTGAACGCCCCCGCTCTGATTCGTCCTATCGCCAAGTCTGTGCGTCAGGATGTGAATCGCAGCGTGCGTGAGCAACTGAAAGAGTACGCCAACGGCGGCAAGAGTTTCGAGAAGGAACTCAAGATGTTCGCTGACGAGTCTCAGTATTACGCGTACATGAACGAAGCCTCGCAACTGACCGCAGGCGGCGACGGCAAGGGTGGTCGTAC